CTCCAGCCAGATGGTAGTGTACTTCCGCAACCAAATACGCAAGCCGTCGGAGTCATACGAGAAATCTGCTACCTGTTTTACAAGTACCAGCTCCCGTATTCCGCTGAACAAGAACACGAGGTCATTCAGAAGTTCGTGAGAACTGAAGAAGACCTAATGACCGTTGAGGGGACTTTGGAGTCAATCCGAGGTGTCCTTAACGAAGAAACGTCAATTCACCGTAGGCGTCGGAACATATGTTCAGAGTCTACGATCATTGACGTCGCACGCGAGGCAAGAATACTTTTGTCAAGAGTATTTGCTTCGTTTAATCCGCTCGACATCGTTCCTCGTCACGGACCTGGTTCCGTTGCCACCCGGCAAAAGAACTGGGAGAAGTTTCGATGGACGAATGTGAGCCGTAACATCACTAAGTCATTCCCTCTTGATGAATATTTTTTCTCATCCCTAGGGCATGTGTGTGATGAGGCAGCGTCTGTTCAGACGATGCCGGATAGAGACCTTCCTGCCCGAGTAATACTCGTGCCGAAGGACTCTCGCGGGCCACGCCTTATATCTTGCGAACCAGTGGATTACCAATGGATACAGCAAGGTTTAGGTAGCGCCGTAGTCAAACTGTTGGAGTCGAATCCACTAACAAAGTGGAATGTACACTTCACGTCTCAGGAATCTAACCGGTTTGGAGCCCTTTTGGGGTCGAAAACTGGTAAGTATGCGACCCTTGACCTAAAAGAGGCCTCGGATCGTATCTCCCTGAGTTTGGTTCGCCTACTCTTTCCTGCTCACATATGTGAGTATCTGGAGAGTTGTAGGACTTCAGCGACAGAGTTGCCCAGTAAGGCCATACAAAAACTCAGAAAGTTTGCACCCATGGGGAGCAGTTTATGCTTTCCTATTCTTGCAGCTACTATCTGGGCTGTCCTTACTGCCTCAGCTCCCGACGACGATACTCGTGAGAGTATCCTCGTATACGGGGATGATGTCATTGTTCCAACCGCTTTTGCGGAAGACGCAATGAAACGACTTGAGTCGTTTGGGTTACTAGTTAACCACGACAAGAGTTGCACCAGCGGATTCTTTCGAGAATCCTGTGGCATGGACGCCTTCCAAGGCTCCGATGTCACACCTGTCAGATTAAAGACAGTCTGGTCATCAATCCCATCGCCGGATGTTTACACTTCTTGGATTGCAAGTGCAAATCTACTAAGGCGTAAGCAGTATTACAACACTTACGAGCTAATCGTAAGGGCACTCTTCTCGGTTTACGGGAAGATCCCGACTGCCGATATGTGTCTCACATGTCCCAGTCTAGATGTGGTACCACAAATCATGGTGCCTCGAGTCACGCGTTATAATCGCCTCCTTCAACGAAGGGAGTGGTTAGTACGCGATGTACGAGCCCCCGTGCTCTCTAAGGAGATGAACGGTTGGTCCATGCTTCTTCGGTTTTTTACCGAAGGGCAGAAACCTCCCGTGTTTCCTGAGCACGGCGACGTGAGCAACACACCTATAGAGGTTGAGCGAGCGTTCCGTGTCCGTCAGTATACACTTCGTGACACAACTAAGTTTGTGAATGTGTGGAGGGCCGTCGACGAAAGAAGACGACCATGCCACCTTTGCAAGCGGAATTGCAGGGACCGTTATGGTACCTGTGTTCCAGTTGTTTGACGTAGGCGATGACCCCTGCTTTGTTGCAGGGCACGGTATACACCCTTCTCAGCAAGTGCTGCTTTGGGCATATCCGTAAAATAGAGTCTAAATGACTCTGGGCTAGGTGTAGCGACTGGGATAGAAATATTCCATCTCGCAGAGGC